CGAATGGTCGGGGGTTCGAATCCCTCCACGCAGGCCAAATAATAGGTCCATAGCTCAGAGGTAGAGTCACTCCCCTGATATGGGAGAGGTCGGTGGTTCGAATCCATCTGGACCTACCAAATTACTACGCCCCCGTAGCTCAGTGGTTAGAGCAGACGGCTTATATCCGTCCGGTCGGTGGTTCAATTCCATCCGGGGGTACCAATGCGTGCGGGTCGTTAGCTCAGCTGGTAGAGCACGGGACTTTTAATCCTGTGGTCGAGAGTTCAAGTCTCTCACGACCCACCATTTATTTCGGAGTGTAGCTCAGTTTGGTAGAGCATCTGGTTTGGGACCAGAGGGTCGTCAGTTCGAATCTGGCTACTCCGACCATTTTTAGGAAACATAATGAAAGTTTACATCGGTCCATTTAAGAAATATTCTGATGAGCGTAAGATTGATGTTCGCATCGATAAGTACGATACATGGAATATGGAATCTACTCTTGCATATATTGTTCTTCCTATGCTTAAGCAATTGAAAGAAACAAAACACGGTTCTCCTTGGTTTGAGGAATTTGATCAGACATCCAATTCAGCTCAATATTGTTTTGCCTTCTATGAAGAAGGCGATTCGCTTGCGTGGGAAAACGGGCATGAGCGATGGACTCAGACACTTGATAAAATGATTTGGTCATTTGAACAGATAAATACTGATTGGGAAGAACGGTTTCATTCTGGTGAACATGACATTTATTTTGAGGATGTTGAAGGAACTGAATATTCGATTATGAAACTTGGTCCTAATGACACGCATAAATTTGACTCTGAAGGTTATCTTCAGTTTCAAGATCGCATGCAAGAAGGATTCGAATTATTTGGAAAATATTATAGAAACTTGTGGGATTAATTATGAAAAGATTTATTATCAAAGATTCTCCTAATACATATACTTCTATTCCAGAAGATGATGTAGATTATTCTATTCCTAGCCATTCTGACTTATCACAGGTGTGTGAAGCTTTTACACTCTTCCTTAAAGCTTGTGGCTATAACCTCGATGGTCAATATGTGACGATTGATTTTCACGATGACTTAAAATGAAATCTTATATCTTTGATGTAGATGGCGTATTAGCTTTACCTAATCAACCAATTGAATCTCAATTTATGCGTTGGTTTGAACATTGGATGCTTAAGAAAGACGTATATATCTGCACCAATAACACTTATCAAAACATTATGCCTAGGCTTGGACGTAGAATTATTGATAATTGTCAAGCCGTATTCACCAGTGGTGGTAACTCTATATGGAAAGAAAATAAAGAACATGTGGTAAGTACTTGGAGACCATCTTATGAATTGATTTCATTTCTCGAATCTCTTCTAAAGATGTCGGATTTTAAGACAAGATCTGGACCAAATATTGAATACCGTACTGGGTTGATAAATTTTTCTTTAGTTGGAAAGACGGCATCAGAAGATGAGATTAAGAGATACCAACAATGGGATAAGATCTCAAAAGAAAAGAAAACTTTTGCTGAAAGTATTAAAAAAGCTTTTCCAAATTTAGGCATATGCTTTGGTAGTGATACATCTATTGACATCAGTGAATCGTGTTACGATAAAGCAAACATTTATAATTTTCTTAAGTTTAAAACAAATGTTACTTCAGTGTATCATTCCGTATATGGTAATAACAGAGACACACAAGAACGTATAAAAAGCATAACTGAACACGCCATGTCAATTAATAAAAACGCAGTATATAATACCTTTATGAGTAATAGTCCTGAAGAAACATTCAACTACTTGAGAAAGTAACATGATGATATTTGCGAATTCTTCTCCAAAAAAGAAGAAAACGAAGTTGACCAAAGCAAAGCAAAAAATTCTTGGCGAATACAATGAATGGAGAAAGCAGAATAAGTTACCTGAAGTATCTTCTTTAGAAGCTAAGAGATTCTCGGGTTCTTTTCAGGAATACAAGCCAAAAACCGTGCATATGCGTAGTACTGCCCATATTAAATCACTAGAAAGTATGGATCCTGCAGTATGTTCGCGTAATTCTATTATGGATCGTATGTCTCTTGATAAAGAACCAGAACACGTAAAAGAACAGATTCTAGCTAAGAGTAAGAGAATTGCACTGATGTACAATAAAGGTGCATATCAATACATTAGTGATGAGATTGATGTGACCACCATCGGCACACGCAATAGAAGAATGTGATGTACATATATAATACTATATGTTACTATATCATGGGTGCTAGTGACCAACACTAGAAATTTTGTTATATTGGAGATTATAATGACTAAGTCTGAAAAACTACTTAATGCTCTTGAAAATGGCGCGCATCTAACCACCAAGCAGATCGCTGCTCGCTTTGGTCTAAAGAATCCTAGTGCTGCGATCAATGACCTTCGCAATGAAGGTTATGCGATTTATTTCAATGAACGTAAGACGAAGACTTCTTTTTACAAGTTAGGTAAGCCTACTCGTTCAGTAGTCGCTGCAGGTCATCGTGCTCTAGTCGCTCAGCGCTAGACCTAAGGTTGGGAAGGGGTCTTTCGGGACCCCTTTTCCTTATTTAAGAATGAGGTTAATATGCCAGTATCAGTAGACGAACTTTCAAAAAATTCAATGGGTGGCACTGAACGAATGAAGTATGGACTTCAAGATCGTATCAGTCCAGAGCTTCTAGATAAGTTTCAAGTAATATGTTCTCGTGTTCGAGAAATTGATCCTAAACTTATTCCCATTTATTGGCTACATGATCTACCTGAAGATCCTGAGTCTGAACATCTTCGATCAGGTGGCTGGAACAAATTTGAAAAGTGCGTGTTCGTCTCTAATTGGCAAATGCAGAGTTATATCAAACATTTTAATATGCCTTGGTATAAGAGTCGTGTGATTCAAAATGCCATTGAGCCTATTCCTTTTCTTCCTAAGAACAAAGATAAGATTAAGCTAATTTATCATACTACTCCTCATCGTGGTTTAAATCTACTTGTTCCAGTCTTTACCAAATTGGCAGAGAAGTATGATAACATCGAACTAGATGTATTCTCTAGTTTTGAGATCTATGGATGGAAGCAACGAGATGAACCATACGAAGCTCTATTTGATGCATGTAGGAATCATCCAAAGATTAATTATCACGGATTTCAGCCAAACGATGTAGTGAGAAAAGCTTTACAAGAAGCTCACATCTTTGCTTACCCATCTATTTGGGTTGAAACATCTTGTATCGCATTGATGGAAGCAATGAGCGCAGGATGTTTATGTGTTCATCCAAATTATGGTGCTCTACCTGAAACGTCTGCTGGATTTACATGGATGTATCAATATCGTGAAGATATTCGCGATCACATGGTCATCTTCTATTCTATGCTAGATAAAGCTATCAATGATGTAATGACTGAAAATGTTCAGGGTTCTTTAGAAACTACTAAGAACTATATAGATACGTTCTATAACTGGGATCGAAGAACGGAAGAATGGCAAAATTTGTTTACTAATATTCTACGAGAAAAGAAGCTTCTATAATGGCTATTAATTCGCTTACTGATAAACTCATTGCCAAAAAGTTTTGGGGTGAGGAACCAATCTATAAGAAAGCAATTACATCTAAAAATGATGGAATACTTTGTAAAATGCTTAATTGGTATAATGTCATGTCTGATGAAAAAGATAAAGACAAATGGCTTACCGATTATATGAAAAAAAATGGATATAGTAAAACCGATATTTCAAATATCGTGAATTTAAATTCACTTGGTAATATTGCTAAAAATAGTGCATCTGTTCTTGCAAGAATAGAATCCAATGGAACTATTTTTGCCGGAGAATTAGAGGGTCAAGTTAAGAGCAGAATTGAAAAAGCTTTATCTTATAATCAACGAGAATTAAAAGAAGATAAATCAAGCGCAAAAGTAGTTTCCATTCAAGATAGAATCAAAGTGCTTGCTGAACCTCATGTGATTCATATTGATGATGAGATTCATTCTTGGTACTATGAACGCAAGACAAAGATAGAGTTTTCTTTATACACATATCTTCAACGCAATCAGCTTAACTCGCAGATTTGCAATCATATCAAAACATTAGTTTCTAAGATTCATGCTGAACATGCCGAAATGGTAGAAGGTAAGGATGAACAACTAACTGAAGCCTATGCTTATCTTCCTAATGCTTCAAAGAAAGCTATCATGAAGCAGTTGACTTCATGTATGGACGATATTGAACGATTTGTAGGTAATACGAAAGTATCTAAACCTCGTAAACCTCGTAAAAAGAAAGAAGTTACTGCTAGTAAGTTGATAAATAAGCTAAAGTATCAGAAGGAATTTACTAAGCTTAAGATTAAATCTATTTCTCCTGAATCGATCGTATCAGCCCAACAACTTTGGGTGTATAATACGAAATACGGTCATTTGACTATGCTTAATGCTATAAACGATAAAGGTCTTAGTGTTAAGGGAACGACGATTGTCGATTATGATCAAACTTCTAGTATTAAGAAGAAGCTTAGGAAACCAGAAGACATTATTCAAAAGGTTTTAACTGGAGGAAAATTAGTTTTAAAGAAACTTATGTCTGATTTGACGACTAAACCTATCGAAGTAAATGGTCGAATTAATGATGATTGTATTCTATTAAAATCAATAAAATAAAAAAAGAGGCCTTCTATGCTAGAAAGCGCACCTCAAAAATTAGCTGAAAACGTAATAGTTTTCCCACATTCCAAACGGTTTGGTCCAGCTGCAACTGTCGAAGAACTTAAAGAAATGATTGTAGCAAATAAGACGGAAGTTATAGAGTGCTTTGTAGAAGAACTTACCAAAGAGATTTTTAGAATAACTTCAGATCATGGTTACGATATAGATAACACAAAGGACATTGCCTATATACTTATTTCTTTAAAAGCGATACTATTACGACATGAGAACATCTATCATCCTATTCAAACGTTCATAGATGAAACTGTAAATGCTGACTGTATACAACCTATTGAAGATTAATTTCGGAGTATAAAATGATTATCCTTGACTTAAATCAAGTCATGATTGCAAATATTATGGCCATGTATGGCAAACATATTGGAAAGACACCAATTGAATTGGATCTATTTAGATCTATGGTGTTGAATACAATTCGCTCTCTAAATAAAAAGTTTAAATCTGATTTTGGCGAATTAGTCATCGCTGCAGATGGTAAGCGTAGTTGGCGTAAAGATGTATTTCCTTATTACAAGGCCAATCGAAAAAAGAATCGTGAAGAGTCTGAAATCGATTGGTCTTTGATCTTTAATTGCCTAAACACCATTCGCGAAGAACTTAAAGATAATTTCCCATATCCTGTAATCCATCTTGATGGCGCAGAAGCTGACGACGTTATTGGTGTATTGGTGCAAGAATTCTCTAAGCGAGATCCATCTCAAAAAGAACATATCTTGATTCTATCTGGCGATAAGGACTTCATTCAGCTGCACTCATACAATAGTGCAGTTACAGTGAAACAATTCGATCCTATAAATAAGAAATATGTTTCAGCAGATGATCCTAAGAGGTTCATGAAAGAACACATTATTAAAGGCGACGTTGGTGATGGTATTCCAAACTTCTTGTCTCAAGACAATAGTTTTGTTGATAACATCAGACAAAAACCTATTCTTAAAAAGAATCTTTCCGAGTGGATTTCATATTCCACTCCACAAGAATTTTGTAATGAAGAACTACTGCGTAACTATAAACGAAATGAATGTCTAATTGATCTTCGGTTTACACCAACACATATTCGCGAAGCTATCATGACTCAGTTTGAACAACAAACTGGCAAGAATAGATCTAAAATCATGAACTACATGATTAAGAATCGCTTAAAAGTGTTGATGGAATCCATTAATGATTTTTAGGATTAAAAATGTATAAATCACTTTATGAAGAATTGTCTATAATTTCAGAACTTAAAACATCAAAAGAAAAAATAGAAGCGATCTTAATGCATCGCCGCCGAGATGCTTTTAAATCTTTATTTGGTTTAGCATATGATCAAAGTATTAAATGGTTGTTACCAGAAGGTGAACCCCCGTTTAAACCTACAGAAGCTATAGACGTAGAAAGCCGTTTGTTAAATGAAATTCGTAGAATGTATCTGTTTGTAGAAGGCGGTAATCCAAATTTAACTAAGTCACGACGTGAATTTTTATTCATTCAGTTGCTTGAATCAATTCATCCGCTAGATGCAAAATTGATCATTTCTATTAAAGATAGAAAATTACCATTTAAAGGTTTAACTAAAAAGATCGCACAACAGGCATTTCCAGATCTTAACATCGAGGCAATTAAAGAAGAGGCATGAGCAAGTCGTTTAGAGAAAAAAGATCTCAAGATAAAGATCTTTATGAATCAATTCCAAATACAAGACGATCACATAAAGGTTTTAAGAAGAAAGAAAAAGTAGTCTATACAGCTCTTAAAACACGTGATATTGAAACGCTCATTAAATACACTGAGGATGAAGATTAATGCCTACGTATACATTTCGTAATAGTGAAACGGATGAAGTGTTTGACCAGTTCTTCACTTCATACACAAAAAAGGATGAGTTTCTTGTGGAAAACCCGCAACTACAACAAGTACTCCATCCTGTTGGAATCGGAGACCCAATTAGGCTGGGGTTGAGGAAACCCGACGATGCTTTTAGAGACAAACTCAAAGATATTAAACGAGCACATCGACGTAGCACAATTAATACATTTTAGGAGAGACAAGAAAAAGAAAAGACAGCAGACCTTTAAAGATCAAGATGCTCCGATTCAAAAACACCATCTTAATCTGAAAGCTATAAAGCCGATAACACAAAATCAAAAGCTAGCTTTTCAACAATGGAAAGCAGGTCAAAATCTTTTACTTCATGGACTTGCTGGAACAGGTAAGTCTTTTATTTCTCTTTATCTAGCACTGAAAGAAATTTATAACACGCAGTCATATTATAAGAAAATCCTTATAGTCAGAAGTGTAGTTCCTACACGAGATATGGGATTCCTACCAGGATCTATCAAAGAAAAAACTAAAGTCTTCGAATTACCTTATCAAGGTATCTGCACAGATTTGTTTGGACGAGGAGATGCCTATGAGCTTCTCAAGACTAAACATATCATAGACTTTACTACAACTTCTTTTATCAGAGGAAATACATTTCACGATACTATCGTTATTGTGGATGAGGTAAATAATCTAACTTTCCATGAACTTGATTCAGTTATTACTCGTTTAGGTGATAACTGCAGAATGATGTTATGTGGAGATTATCGTCAATCAGATTTGGTCTATCACAACGATAGAAATGGACTAATAACGTTTATAGACGTATTAGATAAAATGAATGGATTCTCACACGTTGAATTTGAAGTAGACGATATAGTGAGATCTGGATTAGTGAAGGAATATATAATTGCTAAAAATACCCTTGGTCTCACGTAGTAAAACTTTTACACTAAATGAAGTCGAGTTTCATGAACTTGAAGCTTTTACTGAGAATAATAAACGATACTATATGACTCCTACTGGAGAAAAGTATCCATCTGTCACTACTGTATTAGGAAGTAGAGATAAGTCGTGGTTATATGAGTGGCGTAAAAAAGTAGGGGAAGAAGAAGCTAATCGTATTTCTCAGAGAGCTTCAAATCGTGGGACTCGACTTCATAAAATATGTGAAGACTATATTCGCAATAAAGAAGACTTCTGCGGTAATCAGCCACCGCTTGCAGTCGATATGTTTAGATCTATACAAAGATATGTAGACTATATCGATGAAGTCTATGGCAATGAAATTGCTATCTATTCACATGAACTCAAAACCGCAGGTCGAATAGATGTATTTTGCAAGATGGGTGGTAAAAACGTTATCTTAGACTTTAAGACTTCAAGTCGTCTTAAAACAGAAGATGAAATTGAAAATTATTTTCTACAGACGACCACTTATGCAATGGCGATCAAAGAACTAAAAGGAATAGAAGTACCTAAGATCGTCATTCTAATAGCAGTAGAAGATAATGAGCCTCAATTCTTTATTAAGAATACAAGTGATTACGTAGAAAAAGTTAAGCAGGTGTTTAAAGAATATCATAGGTAATCGATGCAAATAAGAGTCTCTTGTTCTTATGATGAAAAGTTGAAACGACAACTAAAAGATATGGCTCTATTTGTGTTACCTAAACTCGTCAAAGGACGACCGATTCTTCTTAATAATTTGAAACTATATGTGAAGATGGATGATAAGCTTACTATAAAGGAAGAAGCTTGGGGATTGTGTTATTGGAAAGGAAATCCATATAGACCTAGAGCATTCTCTATATACATAAGAAGTTCTTTGTCTAATATAGGAATCATTCAAACATATATTCATGAACTCGTCCATGTCAAGCAATATCTTCTTGGTGAATTGACAGATCTCACATCTGGAAAAACTAAATGGAAGAAGAGGATATATGAAGATCTCGATGAACAATGGCATGACTTATCGTCTCCCTGGGAGAAAGAGGCATACAAGATAAGCAAGTCTATGTATTTGAAGTACTATTGCCCTCCAATTATTTGATCCTGGCCTATGTACATTATTTCGTAAATACGGTATTATATGCTTGTAAATGTGAAAACAACCTAACATATGGAATATATCATGAATAAAGAAAAGTTTGCCAATCCTCCCCGTAAAGAAGCCACTCGAATTGGCTTTGAAACTGCAGAACGCATCTATTTGGCCAATGCTAGCCTCAAGACCAAAGAAGTGGTCAAGCTAATTGCCGATGAATGCGGAGTCAACGAGACTCGTGCATACTACTACTTGTACTGGCCGCGTCGTAAACTGCGTAACCAGATCAAGCTATAAATAAGATTGTGTTGGCTGGCGTAGCTCAGCAGGCAGAGCAGGGGTTTTGTAAACCTCAGGTCGGGAGTTCGATTCTCTCCGCCAGCACCATTTAATCCTGCAGGCGTTCATCATGTTTAAGCGATTCTTTTAACAGGACTTAAGTCCTCTCCCTTAAATAAGGAGGAACATATGTTCAATCATTTTTTATTGTGCGCCGTATTAGCATGCGCACCTATAACAACTTCTTATAACACTAATCCTACTGTACCTCTGACAATTACACAAAAAGTAGGATATAAACCATATAACAAGATCTTGAATGAAAGAGAAGTAAAGTGTCTTACAGACAACATTTACTTTGAAGCAAGAAGTGAAAAAGACATAGGTAAAAAGGCTGTTGCTCTTGTTACGCTTAATCGATTAAAAGACGACGAGTATCCTAACACTATATGTAAGATTGTTCATCAAAGAAATCGATATAAGTGCCAATTTTCTTGGACATGTCAAAAAACTCCGAAAGTACGTGATTTATATACCTATAGTGAATGTCGTAAGATCGCCAAACAAGTCATATTAAATCATGAAGTGATGCATGATGTTACAAAAGGAGCAACTAATTTTCATCGAAGGGACATTCGTCCTGAATGGGCGAATCCACGTAAAAGGACTGTAGCTATAGGAAAACATGTGTTTTATAAATTATGAAAAAAGTAAACATCAAATCAGTAAAACCAGTACAAGAGTTCGTCAAAGAGATCGAGGCATATGTCAAAGAGTCTAAGCTAGATTACTTAGATGCTGTTCTTCATTACTGCGAATTGAACTCACTCGAAATTGAAACCGTAGCAGCTATGATTCGTAGCTCAAGTAGGATCAAAGCGAAGATTCAGCAAGAAGCTGAGGACGCTAACTATCTTCCTAAAACGGGTAAATTACCAATATGACGGATGCTTTTGAAGCATATCAAAAATATTTAGCACTTAAACAACATTTTACGAGAGACGGGTACGATTATTTTAAGTATGGTGGCAAAGTGAGTGCCCGTCTCTCATCTTTTGAATCGAGAAAAGATAGGTTCTTTTTCTATAAATTGGCCAAACGAAAGGATCTTGAGAACTTCCTTCTAGCCAACTTTATTGATAAGGATGTATCTTGGGTCAGAGATCTTTTAGGTAATGAGGCAGAGCAGACATATACTGGTTGGCTTAAGCGTCAACAGTCTTTAGGGTATATGTTCCAGAATGAACTGGATAAGCTAGGTGATGATCTAAATGACAATCTAATGGTAACTGATGGGCAACATCCCAAATTGTTCAGGCAGTTCTTAAGAAACGAGATCTCTATAGAGACGCTTGTTATCTTAAACGATATCTTAAAGTTCTTCAAACATTGGAACGATAAGATCGAAGAGAAGATTATATGGAATGATGTATATCGTAAATGTACAAAATACCGACCTTTCCTTCGATTTGATCGTGAAGTATGTAAGAAAGCTTTACGAGAAAGGTTTACATAATTAATGGGATATGGTATAAATATACTGTACACTATGATGATGTGGACAAGAAATATACAAACATACACTGTAATACTAGGAGATATACATGGCATTTTCATTCGCAGACTATAATAAGACTCGTAAGAATCAGTTTGAGAAACTTGCTTCTCAGCTCACCAAACAGAGTTCTAATTCAAAGGAAGATGATCGTTTCTGGAAGCCAGACGTAGACAAAGCTGGTAACGGATATGCAGTCATTCGCTTCCTTCCTCCCCATCAAACTGAAGACTATGCTTGGGTTCAATACTTTGACCATGGTTTCCAAGGTCCAGGTGGTTGGTACATCGAAAAGTCTTTGACCACTCTTAATCAGAAAGATCCTGTATCTGAGTACAACTCTCAGCTTTGGAACTCTGGTCTTGAAGAGAACAAAGATGTTGCGCGTAAGCAAAAGCGTCGTCTACATTATGTGTCTAACATTTATGTAGTCAAAGATCCTTCCAACCCTCAGAACGAAGGCAAGGTCTTTCTCTTTCAATTTGGTAAGAAGATCTTTGATAAGATCAATGACTTGATGACTCCTCAGTTTCAGGACGAAGAGCCTATCAATCCATTTGACTTGGTCGAAGGTGCTAACTTCAAGATGAAGATTCGTCAGGTCGAAGGTTATCGTAACTATGATAAGTCAGAGTTTGATTCAGTTGCGCCTTTGTTTACTGAAGAAGAGAAGTATGATGATGTGTTGAACAAGATTCAACCTTTGCAGACTTTCTTGGATCCTTCTCAGTTCAAGTCTTATGCTGAACTCAAGGCACGCCTACATCGTGTTCTTGGTTGGGATAAGAATGCCTTTGAAGAACAGGCACCAAAGACTGCCCGAGCTGAAGAGATGAAGTTTGAGGAACCTAAGAGTCTTAAGTCTGCAGAATACGCAGACTCTGATATTTCAGAAGAAGACGATGATGGTCTTGACTTCTTTAAGAAGCTAGCTGAAGACTAAGCAGTTCCTGGCATGCCCAGACCTTGTGCATACATTTGTTGTACTTGGTTTGGGTCTGGCTTAGATACTAGCTTTTTCCCTCCTGCATTTCCTCCAGTAGGTGATGCAGGAGGAACTACTACTGCTACTTGAGGAGATGCAGCAGTCTCGGGTTTTGGTTTAGCACCTATTTGTTCTCCTACTCCAGCAGGAGCTTCAGCGACTGCAGTTCCGCCTAACTGACCTCCAGTGCCTTTTCCAGCTGCCAAGAGACCTGCGGTTTTTTGAGCTCTTTTCCCTACATCCCGTGAATATCCGCTCGGTCCTTTACTGGGATCAGATGCGTCTTTATATAATAATTCAGCTGCAGCTCTAGCAAAATCGCCTTCTTTTAATGCCCGAGCAGCTGCTTTAAATTTAATATACCACCCTGGACCCATATTATATGTCAAATCTATCATAGCAGCTTTACCAGATTCATTAGCCATATTCCAACCAGGCGCCTTTTCAGCCATTTTCACGTGTTTTGCAAAATCTTCTTCAAATAATGCATCCATTTCTTCTTCACTTAAAGTTTTACCTGCATAAGGTCCTGGACCAGTTGTTCCATTTCCTATCAAATGACCATAACCCACGGTCCATAAGCCTTTACTATCTTGATACGGTTGACCTGGTTTGCCAGGTATTCCCTTACCTTCATATCCTTTAATCATTTTTTTAATGTCATCCATCCCTGAAATAGGCGTAACTTTACCTCCTATTTCAGGCTGTGCTACTTGACCGGTACCACCAGTTGCACCAGTTGGAGGACGTTCTTTGTCATATTGTGCTTGCCGTTCCGCTTGCGCTTTATCAAAAGTGTCTGATATAGTAGTCTTTTCTCTGGCCTTTGCTCTATCTTCTATATCGGTGCGTTCAAAATCTAATGTGTTTTTTTCTTTTTTTAAACCTTCTAATTTTTTTTGTGCTGATTCTAATGCGCTACTTATTTTAGGTATGGATTTTAGATAAGGATTATCTTCTATAAATCCTATGAATGTTGTTATAGCTTTTGTTACTATTTCATTAATAGCCATTGAAACCGCATTCATCATCTTTTTAGGTATATCCATTATGGCTTCAATTTTATCACCTATAAAAATGAACAATGTATCTAGCGCTGCTCCTACATCCACTTTAAAAAATTTAACTATAGGATCGACTACATATTCTTTGATAACTCCAGAAATAGAATCAATTATCCCTTTAAATGAATCTATTATTTTTTGAGGAAGAGCTTTAATCGCTTCTTTGGAATCAGTAAAAAACTTCATTATATTAGGAAGAAAAGCAAAAATACCAAAAAGAAGACCCCCTAATAATTTTTGTATTAGTCCTCCAGATTTTTTATCTTCTTTTTTAGGTTTTACGCCTTCTTTAGTTGCGTCTTCTATATCTTTAGATTCTATTTCCTTTTCTATATCTGCCGCTTCAGAACTCTGTTCCTTTTTAAATAATAATGATTCATATCCTTCTACAGTTTTACGAAGAATGCTTATTTGGTTAGATATTGCTTGAAGTATATTAGTATCTACTGGTGAAGCTTCTTCAGATTTTTGAATAACTTCAGCGGAATTAGATTCTCTAGAAATATTAGTGTTATTAGCAGATTGCGGTGTTGCATCAGACTCCGATGGATTTTCATTTTCATCATATTCATTCGGTTCATTACTATCGTCAGATGTAGTTCTTGTTTTACTAGCACCTCTAGCAACTGCTGCAACACCATTTCTAGTAGCTTTGCCTATAGCATTGATTGCTTTTC